GACGACACGGAATGCCCTCATGGAATACCGACCGGAATGGGCGTGGAGTGTTGGGAATGCAGATATGACCAACTAAAAATTGATTATGATGCCCTTGAGCAGGAGTGTGGTGAACTGGCCGAACGGGCGCAGGAATTGGCGGACAAAATCGCTGTCGATTGTCATGACAAGTACCATGAAGAGTTGGTGTCGGCGTTAAAGGCTGCATCTGTATTTATCAGAAATGGGATTGAGTTGGGGTTCATCAGGATGCCAGATAAAGATACTCCCGATCCGGCGCACTTAGTTCCAGGAATGATTGAAGCAGCACTCGCCAAGGCGGAAGGGGTGAAGGAGGCTGACCATGACTGACGCTGAACTGGTGGAGGCGGTGGCAAGGGAAGTGCTAAAACTTGACGTTAGATTTGTTGTTACAAAACCACGCGCACTTGGGGCCTATGTGGAATATCGAACAGAAGATGGCTGTTATAAGGAATTTCGTCCGTTCTCTGTCTACATGGATGAAAGGGACGTTCAGACTCGAGCCGCACTCGAAGCCGCGCTGATGGCAGAAAGGGGGAAGAAATGATAAACCAAAAACGACTAGAACATGCGAAGACAGAAAATGAAGTTTCTCAATTCTCTCAACGAGCCGAAGAGGAAAGGAAACGAATTCGCCCATTCTTTACGGATTTTATGGAATCGGCCTACTGGAACATACCTAAACACACAGATGAAAGCACAGATGAGCCTGGGAGGTTTACTCGGAGTGACATGTTCCGAGCGTTTATGTACGGCGCACGAGAGGCGGGACATCTTTACCGAGAAGTGAAGGAAGGAATGACTGACGCACAATGAATTTCTCAGCAAAAATAAAAGCCCCGGATTTCTCCAGGGCTCTCGGATAGAATTACGAAACCTTAAATCACTCTCCCTTCTTGATTCTCTCACGGATTATCTGCGTCAACACTTCCCCCATTGTCTTCCCCGTCTGCGCGGCTTCTTTCTTTAACAACCACGTGCAACCAGGTGCAACCAGGTGAAACGGCCAATTTCACCCGTAAAGCCGTGGTATTCTGTTCCCGCCATGAAAAACACATCTGCAAAAAACAAATCCAAGAAGAAACTCTTTTCTGGCCGAAAAGGGGCACAAACCGTGTCAAAAAGCGCCCACTCTGAGACGCAAGCGCCTGACAATGTCCAGTCAGCACCCAAGAAGGAGACATACGATGACCTTCTTGCGAAATTAAAGGACAAGCACGCCCGATTCGTGGAGGAGTACCTGATTGATCTGAACGCCACACAGGCCGCGTTGCGCGCCGGATATACGGAATTGTCAGCAAGAAAGCAGTCTTATCGTCTGTTGGCGAATATAGGTGTCAAGGCCGCAATAGATGCCGGAAAGGCGGAAATAGCTGCACGCACGCGCATCAACCAGGACGAGGTTATCAAAGAGCTGTGCCGTATTGGTTTTGCCCGGGTGACGGATTACCTGACGTTCGACGCTGATGGCGTTCACATCAAAGGTTCAGACCAGCTCACCGATGACCAGGTTGCTGCAATCGCCTCCGTCAGTGACGAGACCTTCGGCCCCTTTCAGCGCACGATCAAATTCAAGCTGCACGACAAGGTTAAATCCCTGCTCGGTGTCCTGGAGCGCGTCAAGCCTGGTGCAGATAAGCCCATGGAGCACAAAGTTACCCTTACCAATTTCCCGCCGGAGCCCAAAACCATGGAGGAATGGGAAAGACTGGTCAAACAGACGACCACGGCTGTGGTTACGGGAGGTAAGTGATCATGCCGTTCTGGACGCCACAACCCGGACCGCAGGCGAGAGCTGCAATATGCCCCGCTGATTTTACTTTTTTCGGTGGTAGCCGTGGCGGTGGCAAGTCCGATTGCCTGTGGGGGAGACAGATCCGTGGAGCCGAAAAGTACGGGAACCGCTGGAACGGGATCATCGTCCGCCGGAAATACAAGGAATTTGCCGAATTGCGGCGGCGCATCGATGGCATGATTGCTGACGGCCTGCCTGCGGAGCGGATCGGCGGGGACCAGCAGACAAACTACATACGATTTGCCAACGGCGCCCAGGTCATCATGCCAGCCATTCAAACCCTGGCCATGGTCAGCGATCATGTCGGCCAGCAATACACCGAGATATCCGTTGATGAGTGCACAACATTCCCCTTCTTCTCCGCGATGGTCGAAAAGCTCAAAGGGTCCAACCGGTCTCCCTATGGCGTACCCTGTCGCATGTTCGGAACTGGCAACCCTGGCGGTCCTGGCCACAGCCAGGTGAAGGATTACTTCAAGCTCGGCAGAACCTTTGGCGTCCAGCCGGAAACCGTTATGACCGATGAAAATGGGCAAACCAGGATCTTTATCCCCTCCTATCTCGATGATAACCGTATCCTTTGCGAGAATGACCCCGCTTACGTCAATCGGCTGAAATCGATCAAGGACCCTGCCCTGCGTGCTGCATGGCTGCAAGGCGATTGGGATGTTTATATCGGCCAGGCATTCCAGCTGACCGACGCCCATATCATCAAACCAATACCCGTACCGAAGGAAGCTCAGATCTACATGACCTTTGACTGGGGATACGGCAAGCCCTTCTCTATCGGCTGGTGGTGGGTGGATGCCGAAGGCCGCATCTATCGCTTTTCCGAGTGGTACGGCACGACCGGAACACCCGATGAGGGATTACGCATTACAGACCCGGAAATAGCCAGGGGCATCGTGGAGCGGGAAAAGGACCTGGGCATATGGAACAGAAACTCTATTATCCGCCTGGCCGGCCCGGATTGCTGGAACAAGAAACCCGATTACAAGGGTGGCGGTCAAGGTCCCGCAACAGACGAGACTTTTGCACGGTTCAGCGTCTATCTGTCAAAAGGAGATCCGACGCGGGAACAGAAGATCAAACAATTCCGTGAGCGCCTGGTCATCCCAAGGGATGTGGCGGGAAATCAGATCGATCGGCCGATGATGCAGATCTACGAGACGTGCAAGCACTTCCTGCGGACCATCCCTGCCCTGTCCATGGACGACAAAAACCCCGAAGACATCGACACCGAGCAGGAAGATCATGTTTACGACGAATCCTGTCATATCTGCATGGCAAGGCCAATTCCGATTACCTTACGCCCGGGAGAGAAGCTGCCGGCCGATCGGCATATCGATATGATTACCAGGCCGCATACCGAAGCGGATGAGTGGGAACATGCTGCAGCGCGGGATATGAGAGAAGCGGAGCGCCTACTGTACTATGACGAGCGCAACGATCAAGGGAGGGCATACAGTGACATTGATGGATATTAACATATCGCTGTTTGGCGTCGTCTGGACGCTGGCATGTGTCCTGGTCGGTTTCTGGATGGGGCGCAAAACTCAGGGACCGGACCATACCGTGAAGGATATTGTCGACGCGATCAGACCGGAAGATAAAACGGTCTATGTCGATGAGGACCCATTCCACGAGCCAATGACCGGAGAAAAGCAAAAACGTATTCAGATCATCGAGGGTGAGTAATGCCAGCAATATTTGTCCCGAGAACATGCAAGGTTATTTGTCAGATCTGCGATGAGGTAATCGCCCTGGTGCAGGTCGATGCCCTATCCTACCCCTTTAACGGCAGCATGTTTCAATCGCCTGACCCGGCTCATGATTTCCCGGCACCGTTCCATCCATCGCTGGAGTGGGCAGATTTCCGCTGTCCGCATGGCCGCAACCATCGGCCCATAGTCAAAGATGATCGTATCTGGACGGACGAGGGGATGCTGGCACTCCCGCGGGACGGATCATGTCCATACCTGACGGACGAGCCAAATGTCATCGACCGTGACAGCATCTATGATCGGGTGATTATGATGTCCGATGATGACGCAGAACGACTGGTACGCGAGCAAATGAGCAAAAGCAAAGGAGATAACGACGATGTCCAAACCGACCGGGAAAACGAAGAAACCACCGATGAAGAGCCCGTCGAAAAACCGCAAAAAGAAATAGCGGACCTGAACAACACGAGTTGGATCTGTCCCGCTTGCGGAAAGGGTTTCAAAACCCAGCAAGCGTTGGCGGCTCATATCGGAAAGGCACACCCCAAGAAAAAAGAAAGGTAAAAAGCATGGACAACTACATTGGTGTCAAATTGGTCGGAGCCGTACCCGAGAAAAGAATGGCCGGAATGTTTTCCCAGGTAGACGGTTACAGAGTTATCTATGAGGATGGATATGAAAGTTGGTCCCCGAAAAGTGTCTTCGAAAGGGCATATCTGAAAGTAACGCCGAATCCTGATCTGAAAAGCGGCTGCTCTATCTCGCAGGACATGGTCGATGGATTTATCAAGGAAATTCACACGACGACAATGGGAGAAAAGACAACCGTTGTGCGCGCTGTGCTCAGAAACGGGTTTGAGATTGTCGAGTCTTCCGCATGCGTCGACCCAAAGAATTATTCTGAGGATATGGGCCGAGAAATTTGCCTCAGAAAGATCAAAGACAAGATTTGGGGGTTCCTGGGGTTCCTGCTGCAGGCGGCTATTGGTGGCGTTAAGGGCTAAATGACATGGCTGACGAAAAGCAAACATCCTATGAATTGATTCCGCCGGAAGGTGATCCGAAGGTGGGGAAGAAATGCTTCCAGGTCCTCGGAGTTGTCGTGGCGGACAAGATCCGGATCGGTCTCCCGGAGAAATGGCGTCGTGCGTACCAGGTCCGCCGGAACCAGCCGTGGAAGGCCAAGTCAACCAAGGTCCCGTTAGCGTCGGCCAATCTGCTCTACACTCACACGCAGCGGACAGTCAACACGATGACCGATAACAACCCCACGTTCAATGTAACGGCGATCGGGGAAACAACTCCCGAGCAGGCGGATATCCTGGCAGACATGGAACGAGCCGCCGAGCAGTGGTGGAACGACCAGGAGCAGCAGGACGTACTGGAAACATCCTGTCTGAACGGCGAGCAGTACGATATCGCCATTGAAAAGGTAATCTTCAACCCAGAGCTAGAATTCGGCCTGGGCGAAGTGGAAACGATCAATATCGATCCCTTCTGCTTCGGCTGGTATCCGGTTAAGCTGGCAGATGCTCGTAACCTGCAGAACCGTGACGCCCTCCTGTATTTCAAGGCCTCGTCGGTCCGCAAACTCAGAGCCGATTTCCCGTCCCTGGCGGACAAGATAAAACCGTGTTCGGACCTGATTGCAGAACTGCAAATCGAAGAGAGACGGGAAATAACCGGTAATAAGAGTGATCGCGGTGGCCTGATGGTGCGTCTCGCGTCGGTAATCAAAGAGGTTATGAATTTTGTGTCGTCTGCGGGAGACGATCAGGACGAAGAAGAAACAATCGAGCTGGAACTGTGGGTGCGCGATCATACCCGGATCGAGGACGGCAACGGAGGAATGAAACCGAAATATACCGGCGAGATCCGCTATCTCCGGTTATGTGCGCCTGATATCGTGCTGGAGGATCGTGATAATCCGAACATCAACAAGAATCTGCCTGACGATCTCGCACGCCAGACGTACCTGTACGATAAATTCCCCTTCGCGGCGATCAATCCGGTAAAAGACACCAGCAACGCCTGGGGGATGGGCGATTATGAACAGCTCGATCCGCTCTTGATGGAGATCAATAAGGCGATATCCCAGTTTATCCTGGAGAAAGACCGGACGACGCGGAAGAAACTGGTCAACCCCAAGGATAGCGGTGTTGAAAACGAAGATCTGTCCAACTTCGTAAGTGTAATCAGGCCAACGTCGAAGCTCACTTCGGAAGGTATCCGATGGCTGGAACCGCCAGCGGTATCGGCTGATTACCAGGCGGCGATCGCACTCTTCAAGGAGCTGTTCTTCCTTATATCCGGGACATTCGATATCGACCAGGCACAGGCTGGCGGACGCGATGTGATTGCCTACAAGGCGATTGCAGCCCTGCTGGAGCGCAGCGCGACCATGAACCGCGGGAAAATTCGAGCATATCAACGTCTGATTCGTGAGCGCGGCCGAATGTACGTGTCTCATTTGATGAATTACTACACAGAAGACCGATGGATCGAGTACAAGGATGCCGCTGGAAAGCGCCAGAGTAAGAAAATCAACGGCAATAAAATGATCCTGCCTGTCCGCTTCAGCGTCGTTTCCGGGTCCACCATGCCTGTATCCAAGGTACAACACAGAGAAGAAGCTGTCGAACTATTCCGGGAAAAGGCAATCGATCAGGTCGAACTGCTGGACCGCCTTGATTGGCCGAATCGGCAGGAAGTGGTTGATCGGATGATGCAGGGGCCTCTCGGCGCGCTGATGCAGAAGCTCGCAACGGCAGGAATGCCGGAGCAGATCCAGGGATACCTGCAGGAAATCAGCACCGCCGACCCGAAGAAGCTGGCCAAGGCCATCGATAACGGAGAATTCCCGACCTTCCCGCAGTTTATGCAGCAGATTATGGCTGAAATACAGGGACAAAACGTTGAGGACCCCGCGAAGACCATGGAACTGCAGGAGAAGGAAGCGGAAGCGCTCAAGGCAAAGGCCGAAGCGGAGAAGATCTTCGCGGAAAAAGAGCTGACCGCGGCTAAGATCATTACCGAGCAGGTGAACCAACAAGTATCACTGGCCGGCGTCGAGTTTGACAAGCAGACATTGGAGATTGAGAGGGCGAAACTGGTCAAGGACATTGAAAAACAGGCGGCTGATACGGTTGCCTCCGCACAGGAGAACCGGCCCGGGTTCAATGATCGCAAGATAAAGAGCGACAACAAGAAGTAGGAGGCTATTCGATGGCACTTACGGATATGAAACGACCGAAACCAAAGCCGGGAAAAGATGACAAGGTATCATGTATCGGAGATTCAGAGCCCTATGCTTATGGTTTGCGTGTCAATTTGAACCGGCCGGAGCTGGAAAAGCTTGGGCTTAAGGTAAGTGATTTTACGGTTGGCGAAAAGATGAATCTGACGGCGACCGTTGAAGTCATCGCAACCAGGGAAGCCGCAGGACGGATCGCGGATGAGTACTCGATCAGTGTCGAGTTGCAGATCACGGCCATGGAGTTAGGGGAAGAAAAGAAGGGATCATTCAGCAAATACAGTGACCAGAAGAAGAAAGGACCGGGAGAATGAGCAAGAAAGAAGCGACGAAGCAGGCAGGGAACGAGGCAGCTGAGGGAGAGATTCAGGCAGCAGGAAAGATTGGTGAAGTGGAAGAGTCGGTTGAGCGCATCGATTTTGATGGTCTTATCCTTGGAGCGCAGTATCTCTGTGCAGAGACCGGAAATAAGGGATTGAGACAGGTCCTGTTTATCCAGGCAGCACTCGATGGCGAGTACATAAAACTCGGCAGTGACGTCAACGGCCACTTCATTGCCTGGTGGATGTCCCGGCCGGACTTTGACAGGGACTACGAGATTATAACGCAGCTGTGAGGCGACGATGATCATCGCGGATTTCGAATGCCAGAACAGACGATGTAAGAAGATGGAGGCGGACGTCCTGATTGAAAGCCATGTCTGGTACAAGACATGCCGATACTGCGGACACGACGCCAAACGTATCATCAGCCTGGGCCGCGTCAACATGGTTAACGAGGACGCCCGGCACATACGAGAATCGGCCGCAGCCCTCCTGGACATGGAAGTAGCTCGGAAGTCAAAAGACCCGATTGAAAGAGCCCTGGCAGAGAGCCCGACACGCTCAAACTTAAAGGCTTACTTGAAACATAAGAATCTTAGGTACGCGGAAAACGAAAACGGAGCTCCGCCTGTCTATCGACCGAAGCCGGAACCCGATATGACCCGAACGAGAAACGAAATATGGGAACGCCACAGGAACCGTAACAGGTTGGAGATACGGACATCATGATAGAACGGCGGTTACTTAAAGTCCTAATTCGGATTGTAGCCTTTGCCCTGAAGCAATTAAAGGACTTGGATAATGAAATGAGAAAAGAGGGGACGTAAAACCCCAAAGCAATAAACGCCAGGTTAGCCCTCATCGCCTAGCTCGGTAAGCCAATCGCGCCCGTAAGGCCCCATTGGAATCGTTAAGTAACGGTTTCATGGGGCCTTTTTTTATTAACCCCATAACCAAAGGAGAGAATCACATGGAAGGAAATCTTGCAGACGCTAACGCAACACACACCGACGTAGATCTGTGTGCAGGGAACCCGTCAACCCCTGGAGAAAACATGTCCGGCCGGTCTGTGGATACCATCAACACCGTCGATGATCATCCAGTTAAGGACGTGGATACGGATACTGCGGCAGCGGCAAAAGCCGCGGCAGATACCAACAAAGATGACGCCGGCAAAACCGGCGCCGGTGCAAGTACCGACGACGACAAGGGCGGCAAAGACGGTGCAGAGGATGACGATCGATTCGACAAGCATCCCAGGTTCCAGGAGCTGATCAATACGGTCAACGAGCTGAAGGGCAGAAATTCGGTTCTGGAAGGCATTCTGACCGCGCTGCAAAACGGCAATCAGGGACAGCCGCCGCATCCTCCTGATGGTGGATCTACCCCCAGCTACAAGGATGTGTCGCAGATGTCAAAGGAAGAGCTGCTCGAGTGGTTCGAGGAAAACCCGGCGGATTTTCTAAACAACTTCGCGAACCAGGTTATCCATGAAAACACGACCAAGGAGCAGCAGCAAACCTTCAACCAGCGCGTATCTCAGACCTTTTCTGACTATGCAAAGGGAAACGCCGATTTTGACGCCATGTGGAAGTCCGGGAAGATTGAAGAGTACATGAACGCACATCCCGGCCATAACGCAATCTCCGCACACATGGCTCTGACCCAGGAACAGCGCCTTAAGGATGCCGTCGATAAGGCGGTCAAGGAAACCGAGCAGCGCGTCATCAAGAACTTCCAGGCGAAACGCGACGCGGGAACCATGGGCGATGCCGGTGGTGGAGGAAATCGAACTCCCGACAAAGACAGTGAATTGAAAGACACAAAATCAACCGGCGGATTAATCGCCAGTCTTGCCCGTAGACATGCGACCAGGCGGGCGGGTGCTGGAGGATAAAACGCCTTCACCCCATTAACGGAGGATAAACATGCTTACGTACACTGAAATGGACGCGATAACCGACGACTATTTTATCGCTGACGGAAAGAAGGCAATCGATATTTTCTTCAACGATTGCTTCGCTCTTGATTGGTTTATGAACAAAAAGAAGGGCATTTGGGAACGGCCTAATGGTGGCCAGCGTTTCCGGATTCCCTTGAGTTATGACGGGCAAGAAGGCGACTTCTATTCCCGCGGCGAGGAAATGTCCAGCGACGACCGCGAGAACCTGCAGGCCGCGTACTTCCTTCCGAAAAACGTCTACAGCAATGCGACGATTTACCGGCAGGATGAGCTGGCAAACGCGGGCGAATATGCGGAAGTGCAGCTTTTAACAAGCAGGCTGGAATCGGCACAGAAGACGATCCGCAAGAAGATCGCCGTCAATATCTATTCCCTCAACCCCGATGGGGATAAAAACCTAACCGGACTGCGTTCCTGCTGTTTCGGCGCTACGGGCACTCCCTATGGCGCGATTGCCGAGGATGATCTGGCTTCCTCTGATGGGACGAAACCGTGGAAAGCTGTCAACGTAACAACGAGCGAGGCGATTGGTCTTGCGAAGATCCAGACATTGCGGTCGTTGGCCAAGATTTCCAATGGAGCCAGCGGCAAACCTGACATCGGCATGACGACGGAAACCCTGTTTAATGTCATCTCTTCCGTTCTGCAGGTACAGCAGCGCTTCACGGAAAACAAGGACGTGACTGCCGCAGGATTCACAAACATCACCTACGAGGGGATGACGATTGCCGCAGACGATTATTGTCCGTCCGGTTATTTCTTCGCCCTGAATTCCAATTACGTCGGGTTTGCGATCTATCAGGGTGGATTCTTCGCCCGGGAACCGTGGGGGAAAATTCCGGGTATCGCCGGGAAATCGATGAAAATTTACTGGGACGGAAATCTCGTGGTCTCCAACCGCAAGGCTCATTCCGCTCACAGCAACCTGCTTTAAGTTTTAAGGCGAAAGGAGGAATTAAACCATGAAAACTGGAGGTTTCGCACAGAGCATATTCAAGGCGTCCAGCAGACAGCTGGAGGAATTGGGCACGATCGTGTCCCTGAAAGACGGCAGAGTGTTCGCCTACGCGAAAGCTGGGGCGAGCAACCTGGCAGCCGGGAAGATCACCCAGTCGGCCGCACCTGATTCCAATGCGCTCAATAAGGCTGTTGGGGCGGCGGTCGCCGTTGGCGGTACGCAGATCACTGTTACGTTTGGCGGCGCGGTGACGGAAAACGCCTACAAGGACGGTTACATGCACGTCAATGACGCAAACGGCGAAGGTTATATCTACCGGGTCAAAGGCCATCCTGCAGGGACGTCCAGCGTGCCGGTAGATCTGTATGATCCGATCCGGTACGCCCTGGTGGCGTCCACGTCGGAAGTTACCTTTACGAAGCATCCGCAGGACTCGGTTATCGTTTACCCGACCACGGGCACTAGCGTGCCCGTAGGTGTGCCGCTGATTGCGGTGACGGCCAGCTATTACTTTTGGAACCAGGTCAAAGGCCCTGCGGTGGTCCTCACCGACGGCACGCTTGTAATTGGCCAGCATGTCCGGGTGTCTGATGGCGTAGCCGGCGCAGTTGAGCCCCTCGACCGCGATGGCGTGGACGAAAACGAGGCTGGTGTCGGAACGGTGCTGCAGGTCAACGCCACCACGGAATACAGCCTGATCATGTTGGCGATTCCGGGCTATTAAGCCTCGATAGCTAAAATCAAGAAGATTCCCCGGGATCTTCCCAGGTCCCGGGGCCTTTTGAAAGGAGATAAAACCATGGGCTTTACAGCAACAAAAGTGGGTGAAGATGTATGCGGCTCCCAGCGCCGTGTGTATGGCACGTATGTAAGTGACGGAGGATCTACGGGTGGAGATATTGATACCAGCCTGCGTCGGTGCACCGGCATGAGGCTGCAGCCGACCGGTTCTGCCGTACAGGCAAATGCGCCGAGTGTGAGCGAGTCATTTCCTGACGGCGGATGTGACGGCAGCGCTGTCACGATCGTAACTGACGCCAACGCGGCCGGCACCTGGGAAGCATACGGATATTAAGCGGACCACTGGAATAAGGGGGTGCGATAATGGCACAGGATTTAACAGTAACGGTATCAACTCCATATCTCCGTAGCGATGCAGAATCCCCCTTCTGGCTGGCGCTCGACTGGGTATCTGCGGCAGATGGCAGTGTGGCGCTGAATATCTTGGAGAAGGCCAGGATCTCCAATTCAGCATTGCCGAGCAAGATCAATGGCAAGCTCAAGAAGATCGAGACGGTACCTGGCCTGTTGGGCGATAAAGCCACCGATTGCCCGACGACTCTATACGACATCACGTTAACCGATTCTTACGGTTTGGACGTGGCGACTGGCAGCCTGGCAGATCGGAGTGCTGCCGTTGCGGAGGCGATCTATCCAGCCGCGGACGTGATTATCAATGACGATCTAAAATTGAATATCAGCAATGCAGGTGATTCAAGGAAGGGCCGTATCATCCTGACCTTTGAATAACGGGGATTGTCATGGGGAACTGGATTCAAGGCGCGTCTGGTATCTGGACGCAGAAAGTATGGGATAGCAGACCGAACCGGCTGGAACCGGAGACGCTTGTCTACCTGACGTCGCATACGGATGCGTCTCGTGACTGGTGGAATATCGACCAGAACCTCAAATCCATCAAGTACGGGTCGGGCATTACCCTTAACGCCGTAACGGCCAATCTGAGCATAGTTGATGGCACGGCCTTTATCACCAACCCGTCTGTTGATCTGCGGCCTTATATCGGCATGAAGCTCAGTATTTCCGATGGCACTAAGGCCCTTGTCGGCTATGCCAAGGCGGCTGGAACGGGGGAAACGCTGGGGGATAGCCTGTCATGTCTGTCTGACATTACGGGTGCGGGATGGTTTGATGCTAATACCGCCAGGAACGATGCCAATACATTCACCCTTAGTAGCGTTGGAGGATATATCGGCATTGATAATAAGGTAGCGATTGGGAAATTGTATAAATCTGCTCTCATTGCGTCAGCCGTGCCAACGGCGGTAATATATCTGCGTGGATCGAGCGCAAACCCTATCTATGCACAGAGCGATGATGCGACAAGCAGGTATGGGACATCCGTAAATACAGTTATCATATTTGCGTCCTTTCCTGCATCATCTGGGATGGTTATAGATATTACATCGGCAACCATGCAGCAAGTCCTGGCCCCCTCCGCAACGGGAATCACCATCGTATCAACCAAGGGCGGCACAACGTATAATTGGACGAGCAACGGCGGGATCAATCCCAATGCGGCCTCGTTTACAATCACGATTACAAAGGAGTGACCATGTGGATAAAGTTTAGTACCGAAGCGGAAGCCCTCGAATGTGCCGCAAAGATGCAAGCAGCGGTTGACTCCGAACGCAGACCGGGGCCGAAAGAAATCATCCTTGCCGTAAGGACATATGACGGAATGTGGGCCGTGCCGGTGTCGGCCACGATAGAACATAGCGGAACCGAGGTGGAGAGCATTGAACCGCCTATTGAAGAAATTAGGGGGACATAAAGGAGCCTAACAATAATGGACAAAGATGCATTGGAATTATTCATGTGGATACTCGGCGGCATGCAGGGGCTCAACCTGTTGATAGTGGGATGGATCAAGCTCGATATAAGCCAGCTTTGGAAACGTGCCAATACGCATGGGCACAAGATCGAGTGTGACGCCGACCGGTGCAAACCGAGAACCACGGCTGTGATCATTCATGAGGCCTGACTATGAGAAAGAGCTATGAAATCGCATTCCCTCTGGTCGTCGGCCTGGAGGGGCGTATGTCGGACGACCCGGACGACCCGGGCGGCTTTACGATATGGGGCCTTGCATCACGGTACAACCCGGAAGTGACCCGGGATACAACGCTGTCCGAAGCTAAGGCGATCTATCTCAGGAAATACTGGATTCCGAACGGATGTGATGATGCGCCCTTCCCCATGGATATATGCCTCTTCGATGGAAGCGTGAATCCGCAGAACGATCCGGACCTTCCGGGAGCGGGGAACAGGGAACTTCTCGCGCTCAATCCCGAGAACTGGCAGGAATTCCTCATCATGAGGATGCGCCGGTACATGAAGAAGTCAAAAGAGAAATACGTCAAGGGTCATATCTTCCGGGTGCTCCGGTTGTATGACGCAATCAAAAACATAATCGAGAAAGAAAGGAAAGGGTGATCCAAATGAAAAGGTTTTTGAGTTTCATGTTTACCGTGCTGTTTATGGTCCTGATTCCGGTTGTCCTCATGGCAGCCGACGCGGTGACGGCCGTGTCTGCGCCTGATGCAGCATTGACTTTGCAGACGATGCCGACCTGGGTTGTAAATAACCAGGTCATCATTGGCGCGTTGATCGTTGCCCTGCTGGATTTCATTTTCGCGCTTAACGGAAAGTGGAAAAGTAACGGTGCTCTGCACTGGCTTTACGTCCTGGCGTTGAAAATCGTCGGCAAGGGGTAAGAAAAATGGAATGGGGATCTATCATAGCCGGAATTCTCTCCATATTAGGGCTCCTGCTTAAATGGTGGCTGGATAGTAACCCGCGGCGAATGGAGGAAGCGCGCAATGATGAGATTGAACAAGGGCGTCGCGATCTCGTTGACGGGGATGTTGCTGCTGTCGAGCAACGCATTGATCGGCTGCTCCGCGCTACGGCCGAAGCCGACAATCGTCATGCCGGAAGCGCGGACAGTAAAATTGATGCCGGGAGACAAGGCGCCGTATGCGGGATGGCTCCTGACGGACGGAGCGATGGCCAAACTACTGGAAGCAGCGGAACGATGCAATAAGGAGCAATGACATGTCAACAATGGTCGGGACATTGATCGAAGAGATTCAGGACCGGATTCCCGAGGAAAAGATGAATCTGCTCTTTCCTTTACTTAACCGGGCGATAGATATTGTATCAAAGCGCCTGTACCGCATGGAATCAGATCTGATCATTGGCGAGTTGGCGGTACCTGTCTTCGCGTCCGCCTCCTACGCTGCCTCTACCATTGCTTTTGTGCATAATGGACCCAACGCGGCAGATACAATCACAGATTCGGCGGCTCAGTTTGTGACAGAGTTGTTCGCGGCGGGGATGCCGATTACAACGACGTGTGCCGGGAATGCAGGCCCGCTTAAGGTAACTGCCGTCACAGCCGGATCTCTATCGATAAACCCGGAAGATTCCGTCGTCTCACAGGTGGCCGGGAGTTCTTATTCCATCACATCACTTGCGACATTCGGCTACTTGCCGGACGATTTCAATGGTCTAGTTGCCAAACCCAATATCGATGGTCTTACCCGTTCGCTTGAGCCGATCCCCTCCAGGAGCGCGGAACTAAGGTATACCGGGGCTGGTTCTCCCCTCTTCTACAAAGTTCGGCAGAACCGCCTGTATGTACTTCCCCAAACCGACACGAATATCACGATTGTAGGCGACTACTTCCAGCGGCCAGTGATGATCACCAGGATGGATCAATATGTTCCTTTCCATGGAACGATGGATTCATCAATAGGCGAGTGCCTGGTACGGATTCTGACCGCTGGCCCTGCCTCAATCACGCCGGAAGTCTATGCGGATATGGAATCTTTTCTCGGGAATGAGATTGATCTGTACGTACCCAAGCGGCAGAAGAAAGCGCCTGCAAGTTTGCCGGGCGGGATAGATTGGAACTGGTAATTATATCGGGAGAGAAGAAAGATGGCCTACTTCAAGGTCAATCCCACAGGATGCAATGAGCGGCACGGCACGGTGCAGGTGCGCTTCGACTGCTACCTTGAGCAGACCGACCCTGGATATGCTGACCACCACGTTACGGTCCCCGTCATTCCACCGGGGGGGTACTCCGGCAAGGTAAACGACAATGGGAATCCGGTTGACGTAGCGGATTATAACAAGTGGGTGGCCTCGCTACCTACCGAGACACGGGACAATCCGTTTTGCTGTCATTTCCGCTGCTTCTCTCCGGATGTCACAGACGAGGAAATCGTTAAGGCGGGGGAAGAGATTCTTGCGATGGCTCAGAAAAATCTCAAAGCGGGCGAACTGTGGAAGAACGCAAACCCAAAAGTGGCGTTTTCAACGTCCCTTGTCAAGATACAGGCGAGTCTGAGTCGGGTGGACACGATCAAACAGACAAACTTTACCAAGGTTGCTACCGGGGAGGCGATAAAATAATGTCTGATATCGGGTCGGCAGCCATAGACCGATCTGGCAGTACCGACATAGGCGGATACACTAACATATCGTGGAATAATAAGTCAGATGTTGCCGGAGTCATTACGTCATTTGAGATATGGGCCAACGTAGATTTGACCGCGGTAAAAATCGGCACGTTTACTGGTAATAATTCAAATTGGGCAAGCAGGGATTATGAGTCGATTGGAAATGTACCGGCGGGTTCAAAGCAGACGTTTACTGGCAAAAGTTGCGAAGTCGGCCTCGGTGATGCAATCGGCATCGTCGCCACGACAGGGAAAATAGATTATGACGCGACAGGCGGCTCCGGGCATTGTTGGCTGCCAGGCGACCAGTTCGGAACATCGGCACAGGAATACAACGGCGGGAGTTCTGAGAGCGTGATTAGCATGTATGGTAGTGGAACAAATTATTGTGTCCGGGGGGGCGGTCATAAAATCATTCCTCAATTAGGAGGTCTTTGATGGCAAGCCAATATCCGCCGAAGAAGAACACGGCATTCACCTTGTATTTCACCTTGTACAAAAACGACGGGACGGTGATTGCAAACCCTGGCACGATCACGAAAAAATACTCGATTGACGGTGCTGCAGTAGCGAACCTGTCCAATTCCGTCACCGAAGAAGATACGACCTATGGGCAATGCTCTATCGTCTTGACTGCGGGGGAAATGAACGGGGATGCCATCTGGCTCTATATTAAAGACGATACGACGGGATGTGTACCGTTTACGGCAACGATTTATACGGTAGCGCAGACGCTTGACGAAATGGACACGGTAAACGATGGGATCAAGGCGAAAACGGATAACCTCCCCTCTTCCCCGGCCGCAGTTGGTTCAGCTATGACCCTTGCAGACGATGCCATTAAAGCTGCGTCATACGATGAATCAACGGCATTCCCCCTCAAGTCTGCGGATACCGGGGCGACAGCGGTCGCAAGGACCGGCGCAGACAGCGACACACTTGAGACCTTGTCCGATCAACTTGATGCGGTCAAGACCGATACGGCGGCGATACTGACCGACACCGGAACGGACGGCGTTGTCGTCGCGGTGGCCAGTAAGACCGGGTACGCATTGAGCGCTGCAGGGATATCCTCGATATGGTCTGCCTTGACATCAGGCATGTCTACGGCAGGCAGCATCGGCAAATTACTCGTCGATAACATCAATGCTACGATTTCGTCACGATCCACCTATGCCGGAGGTGATACGGCCGGGACAACCACTCTGCTTAGCAGGATATCTTCAGCATTAACGATTACCAGCGGAAACGTTGATGTAAATGACAAAACAGGTTTTTCTCTAAGCTCAAGTGGTGTGTCCGCTATTTGGGCGGCATTAACTTCAGGACTTACTACCGCGGGGAGCATTGGCAAACTTTTGGTCGATAATATCAACGCAACGATATCCTCGCGATCGACGTATGCGGGGGCAGATACTCCCGGAACGACAACCTTACTTAGCAGGATTGCCTCTGCGCTGACGATCACCGGTGGTAACGTAGACGTCAACGACAAGACGGGATTTTCGTTAAGTACGGCCGGGATATCCTCGATTTGGAACGCATTAACGTCGGGTATGTCAACGGTGGGGAGCATTGGCAAAAGAATTGTCGACTATCTGACGGGAGACTCTTTCTCCAGGCTGGGAGCGCCTACCGGGGCCTCTGTTAGTTCGGACATCGCCGCGGTAAAGGCAAAAACAGACAATCTTCCCGCTTCTCCGGCTGCTGTAGGCTCGGCCATGACTCTTGCCACAAGCGCAGTTACCGCAGAATCACTAACTCCCGCGGCGACGAGTGAAATAGCGGATGCCGTATGGGATGAATTAACATCCGGGCATCTGACAGCCGGAACCACAGGCTATGCTCTGGCCAATTGCAACGCACTTGGCACCGGTACTATCGCGTGGCCGTTTACGGTAACAAAACCGGACTTGATAACTCCGATTGATAATGTTCTTGTGTGGGTCTCTCTGGATATCTCAGGGAGTAATCGTATCGGGTCCGGATACACGGACTCATTGGGACAAGTCACTTTCTATTTTGATGCACCAGCTACATATTACTTCTGGTGCGCAAAGATGGGTTTCGATTTTAATAATCCTATTATTCAGGCGGTGAGCTAAAATGGGCGGATCAACAATAGGCACAGATATCACGGCCAGCTCCAGTATTCCTGGAGCTCCGCCGGCGCCAACTTCAACAACAATCTGTACCGAGGCCTTAACCCGTTTCCTTAACGGCGGATCCCCGGACGCGGAAGACATCACCAGGGCGATCAATTACGGCCTCGAAAAGGTTAAACGGGATATTATGTCCATCGGTAAAACATGGCGTCCGCTGATTAAGGTATGCACAGGATCGACCGCGGCCGGATCGGCTCAGTACGCGAACCCCGCCGATTTCCAGGAGGGTTATTCCGTCGGGCTGACGATCGGATCAGAAGTCGTTCCTTTGAAGAAGATGCCGTTCAAGATCTATGACATGTACCAGCATCCTGGCATTCCCGGCATGCCCACGCGTTGGACGACAATCCCCGATTCAGGCAACGGGTTCCTGGGTTTGTATCCTACTCCCGATGCCGTCTATTCATACCGACAGCGATACTACGCAGATTTAATGGAAATTGATCTGACAGATCAGCTTTATTCAACGATTCTCCGGCGATGGGCTGGTGTCCTGGAACAGGGTGTATATGTGTGGGCGCTCGACTATAACGACGATGACCGGTATGCAGCTGAGGACGGGAAATATCAAAACATGCTGATATCGCTCATGTCATATGACCTGGACGGGATAGACCATGAGAAATTATCAAAGGCCGTCAGCGGAGGTGGCCAGTAATGGCATACAAGGGAGAGACACGAACCATCAATTGCGATTCCGGCGGACTGACCGGGGCTAATAATATTGACGCCATCGCTCCGCAGATGATGATTTACCCTTCCCGGAATATTCTCCTGGAGAAACGGGGGCGACGTAAACGAGGGGGGTCGTCCCATCTTTACGCCTCAGCTTATCCCGGAGGCTACAGGGCACTGGGTTTGTTCGACTGCCGGTTTTTGAATGGCAACCAATATCTGGTCTACGCGGATGCCAGCGGAACCGTCTATAAGAACGCAACAAATACGATCACAACAGGCATGGGAACATCCTCCCCTTTCAGTTTCGCCATGGGGGAAAACAAACTTTTTATTGCGGACGGCATATCCATGCCGAAAGTATGGAACGAGGGTTCCTGTGCAAATATCGCAAACCCCGCAACGGATTGGTCCAGTAACCCCCCGTTCCAATTTCTTCGGCATACCCGAGGCCTGTCCGAGCGTATGTGCGCCATAAATGAGAACACCCTTTACTTCAGCAAAACTTACGTTTCCGCCGGAGATATGGAGCAGTTTGTAACCGGCGCAGAATCAATCTATCTCGATACTGCAGACGGGCACGGCATGGTTGGCATGGTCGAAATCGGCGAAGAGATTGTTCTCTTCTCTCGGGAGAAAGCCTGGAGGGTGGATGACTCTGACGTGACAAGTACAAATTGGGGCCTGACGGCTGCCCAGTGGGCGGGCGGTGTTGCTCACTGGCGGCTGATTGTAAAGATCCCCAATGATGTTGTTTGTATGTCCGCCGACGGAGAAATTTACTCGATTAGGGCGGTTGCTGACTATGGCGATTACAAGCAGGCGTCACTCACAAAAGACTCCTGGATGCATGACTGGATCAAAGAACATGTCAATTTGTCACAGATAAATCTCTTTAGCGGAAAGTATTTCCCAAAGTGGCGAGCCGTCGTTTTCTCTGTCTGCTCAAGTGGATCGACGACGTGTGATACGATGTTGATCTACTATATCGATCGTGCCCCCGAAAATGCATGGATGGTCCACGACAACAGCAGCGCTCCATCCGGATACGATGCATCAGCCATTGAGGTGGTCGAAGATAAGACAAATGGATCGTATACCCTCTATACCGCAGACTATGCCGGATATGTGTGGGAATTGGACAAGACAAGTCGCAACGACAATGGGGCTGCGTATTATTCCGGGTTTAAAACGGCGAACGATGCCATGGGCGAGCAGAGGATCAAAAAACTTTTTGCGGCCGGGAGAATTATCGGCGAGCCGATCGGAGAATACAGTCTCAATGTTGCAATATGGGTAGATGGGGATTATCTCGGCATTAAAACTGTTGACCAAAATGGTGCCGGGGCTCTCCTGGATGATTTCATGCTCGATGATGATTATCTCTCGGGGGAAGATGTCTGCACATCGTTTTTCCGGATCGGGAAAGAAGGCCATCAGATCCAATACGAGATATACAACGCCGCAGCGAATGAGGACTTCTTCATCACGTCAATCATGACTGATCACAAAGTATTAGGTGCATTGCAACGATAGTTATGGTAGATTTAACTTGATTGAAATAATGAAAGGAAACAGAACCTTAAAGCCTCATAAACGCCTGTTGTCCCGTCGTCCGTCACCTGTGTGACGATCGCACAATCAGGTAAGCCAATCGCGCCCCGCAAAGGCCCCATTGGGATCGATAATGATCTTGGTGGGGCTTTTTCTGTTTGGGGGATATCAAAATGGCACTGCTATCTCAAATCAAAGTATGGGTTAAGGAAAAATTAAAAGCAGCAGATCTCAATGCGGAATTCCAAAACGTCTATTCCCACCTGACCCCGGATTATATTGAGGACGCATCCGCCACCGATGGAGAAATGACGGCAACCAAAGACCCCTACCCCGCCGGCGCATTGTCAAAACCTGCGTCAATGCGTGAAGAGGTCCAGGTATTACGATACCTGATAAAGCAGATTACGGGCAAGACGACCTGGCCGGAAGACCCCGATCGGGCGCTGACACAATGTATCGGTTCGGCGGACAGCAATGAATTTACCGCGTCTCAACATTTGGACGGAGACGCGCTCCTGTGGCGGTTTCGAGATACTGGCTCCGGCGGAAAGGAGTGGGGGATCCGGAGCGACGGAGGAAATCTGGAAATCTGTGAGAACACCGGTACGGAAGCCGTGCCGATCTGGACCGTCAGAAAACAATTCCTCTCATCCTACCCTGATGGATACATATCATCAACACCGTCCGATCATGGCGTCAACGGACCTACGACAACCCTGACCGCAGCCGAAAGCTTGGCTTTCGGCAATGCCTGTTACGTTAACAGCGCTGGGAAGATGGCCAAGGGTGATGCCGACTCGATCGGCACGGCCGGGATACTCGCAATGGCTGCGGCGACAATAAGCGGAGACGCGGCAGGCCTGTTCGCGTTGCCGGGGTCATTTATCCGTGACGACGACTGGAATTGGACCACAGGTTTTATCTACCTGGATACCGTAACGCCAGGGGGGCTCACGCAAACGCCCCCGTCCGGGACAGACGACGCGATTCAGATAGTCGGTATCGCAACTCACGCAGACAGAATTTTTTTCTTCCCACAACTGCTTATGTATACGCATACGTAACAGGATCGAGCGATGAACATTAAAGCCTACGGTGCGGTCGACCGCACGACTCAAGAGATCATCCTGTCTGATAATTCAAGGCTGTACCGTATCAACTCGACACAAAACCCCTTGTATTACAGGACTCAGACGGGGATTTACGCGCCCATCAATGTCCAAGAGAAGAAAGTCGAGCGGGGAAACGGTGGGGATATGGTCTTGCGCAAGGCCAGTATCACCACAGTCGGGTTCAAGGTGGCCGACGATGCATACAAATACCTGGGCCTGCGTCCGGACTGTATGCAGGACGGATCGGAACAGCTTGAATTCTCGATTCAATCGATTGAATTCGACGGCAAAGCTCAACCTGTCGACCTTTCAAGGAATCAGGCCGTATCCCCTACCCTTACGGAGATCGGTCCTCTTGTTTACGTTCAATCTCTCCGGCAACGGACAAGGCAGCTGGTTAAGGTTGACAGACGCATATCGTCGTTCAAGATCGTCTATCAGATCAATGCCGTAGGTCTTGTGGCGGCGATTAGAAATGACATTGGAGAAATATGGTTCTATTCGAAGGCAACGGAAGAGTTTCGCTTTCGGATCAGACCTCCGTATCTGGTCGGCATGGATGGAGAACCGCACAGGACAACGGATGCGGTAAAGCATAGCATCGCCGTCAACAAAGACGGTACGATGCTCTACATAAAGGAAAACGCAATCGATCTTTCGGCAATCGAGGCGCCATACTTCATTGACGCGGATACCGTTTACTCGAGTACAGCGGACGGCCGGATCCGAAGCACACAATCATCTCCTGTGGCACAGGAGGCCTGGGATTATACGCATGATGCTACTTCAGGCGATGTTGTATCGTCTTCCGGGTCGTCGGCGGGTGATGCAACGCTATCCTATAAATCGATGTTTACCTTTGTGGTCTATAACTGCCGGATATATCGCAGCTTTTTCTATTTCTCCCTGGCGTCTCTTGTCGGGCGCTGCATCGCTGCATCCGTATCCTTATACGGTGTTTCCAGTGGAAGTACAAAAGTGGGGATACAAAAAGGCACGCAGGCAGACTCTCTTTCCACAGCAGATGTGCATGCGTTTACGGGCAGCATGTGGGGGAACACCGATTCATGGAATACGTCCGGATACAACACAATCACTTTGAATGCCACAGGCCTGGCGGACGCTGACGCGGCCATCGGGGGAAACCTCAAAATGTGTGCGCGGGAATACACCTACGACGTCCTGGACGTCTTGCCCGTCGCGGAAGAAAATAACTACCGGAACGGAATGTACTATGCGGACCAGACGGGCACTTCGAACGATCCGTACATGCTGATTACGTTGGGTATCGCCGGGCTGAAGACACTTAACAGCCTGACCGCCAGCGATATTAAAACCATCAACAATCTGGCAGTAAATTATGTAAAGTCTTTGAAGGGAATGTGAAATGAATGAAGCGCTTGAACTGATCGCCTATCGCCCCCGCTACGAATATTTACTGGAACGCGCCTTGGAGGATGAAGGTATTCCACCGGAGCAGATGAGCTTCAAAACGGATAAGACCTGCATCATGGTGAGTGGTTCTGGACCGATCGGATTCTTTTCATTCCGGCTCGATGAGGATGAGGAAACCCCTCCGCGCATGATCCACTTTCTATTGTTCAGATCGTATCAGTCAAAAGGATATTTGATGACCCTATGCCGGCACGTATGCGCCTTTGTTCGGTCATTGGGCCATTCCATGTTTATTGTTGAGGTCCCGCCGGATCGGCTTCTTTTCGCGCCCATAGTCCGTTATTGGTCCGGCAAGGAGAACATAAAACCATGTGGCACGGCGGACGATGGCACCAATTTTTATTTACTACCTGTCGTGAGGGGAGGATTCCGAAATGAAAATTTATACCCGCTTGGAAATCGATATTGAATCAGGCGCCGTCCTTTACGAGGAAAGCCTCGACTATGACGGTCCCGTTGTTGAATGCAAGGGCGGTGGATCCACAAAGGTCGTAACATCCGCAGAGGAACGCGCGTTATACAAAACGCAGAACCAGCTATTGCAACAGCAGATAGCCGAATCAGAAGCGCTGTCTCCGATACTTTACAGGCAGCTCGGCCTCAAAGCGCAGACCACACAGGAGGAGAATCCGGCCTGGGCAAAGTGGAACGCACAGAGCGATATCTATAAAACAATATTCCATAATCAAGCGCCGACTCAATATCTGCAAAAAAACACATGGGTGGAAATGACGCCGGAAGAGAAACTGTCCGCCATGGATCCAAGCGAGAGAGCATCCCTTGAGGCGGAAATGCTCACCAAGGGTTTGGACGTCTACGGCAACAAACTATCAGAAGATCAGATGCTTGAGCGAATGCTTCCGTCCGAGGCCACCGCATACAAGGCGAACAAGCTTTCAAATGAGCGGTACATTCAAGCACTGAAAGGGGAGCTTCCTATCTCCCCTGCCCTGGAATCTGATCTCGCGGACCAGGAAACCATGATGACTGAAACTCTGTCGCGTAAATTGGGAGCGAACTGGATGCTGACCACTCCGGGACAGAAGGCCTATTCAACAATGAAGCAAAAGGCAGATCTGGTACGGGAAGAGGCACGGCGCGGCGAAATTGACAGCGCTTCCGACAGAATGGCCCAGGGCATGACGACAATTCAAAACATGAACACGGAAAAGGATAATGACCTGTCATTTTCAAAGCAAACCGGACAGACCCTTATATCCAACATGGCCAACATGCCGGGAAGAAACACCGGAACGATGTCGAACGCATCTAATTTAGCCGGGCAGTATGCACAGAAGTCCGCGTTGCAGACCTCGGCTAACCAACAGAAGGCCGCAAATAAAGCAGCACAGACGCAAGGATATGTACAGGCTGGAACGACTGTCGCTGTCGCTGCCGCCGCTGCCGCCGCCGCTTAATATGACAAGGAGAATTTATGAAAGAGAAGATCGAATCGGCCAAGTATCTGCTGCAAATGGTAAACCGAGAATACAAAAATCCAATCATCTACAGTGGAATGGGTAAGGATTCTATTTGTGTTATCCACCTATGCCACTTCGTTCTCGGGTTCAAATGGGATGTCATGTTTCATCGAGATCCCTTTTTCCCGGAAAAATACCGTTACGCCAATAAGATGATCCGAATGTGGAATCTCGTTTGCCGCGACTATCCCGCTCATAAATGCACGGTGTTTTATAAGAACAATACTTTTGAAGTTGTTCGGCATTATCAGGTTGGTTTCCGAGATATGGTTCTGTGCGCTATGCTTTACGAGCCGGAAGAATTCAAGCCTGGTGAATACCTATGCGCACTGAAAGATATTTACCTGCAGCCGAAAGGTAATGCTGAATATATTTGGGACATCGGCATTCAAGGTCACAAGGCGTCTGAGTGTAAGCCGCATTCCGGAATGAAGCCTAACCTGCTACGCTGGCCCATGAAGCACATGATCGATGCTCCCGATTGGCTGCAACCCTTACAGGACTGGACGGAAGAGGACGTCTATCAATATATGGTTGATAACGAGATCCCAATTAATACCGACGTCTATGATGTTATTGAAGGGAAACTCGTCCCGAAATCGGACAGCACTTTTAATCCGGATCGCCGTCCGGCCTGTTACCGCTGCATGGTTCCGTCTAACCCCGGGGTTGTGGCGTGTCCCCGAAAAGGATGCCTCATCAATAACATATCGGATCAACTCGAAGAAGTATGCATGCCGACCGACTTTCCGCGATATCAAGGAGAAGCAAGGGAGGAATAAGCCATGGCGATATTTTACGATCCTCAGGTCCACAATTATGGTGGTGCAGCCGTTGCGGGAATCATGGATGGATTAAAGATAGGTGTAAGCGCGGGCGCCTTAAAAAAACAGTACAAAGAGAAAAAAGCGGCAGAGGAAATCGGGCAGCTTGAAACCTCTTACGGCGCAAAATTGAACGAAAATAAACAGGCCGCAAACGCCTTGCAGGATCCAGAACAGCCGAAACCTGAAATTACCGATCCTTACGCTCGGGAGTATATGGGCGCTGAAGCGTTTCAAACCGAGCAGACGAGGCTGCTGGATTATAACAAATCGAAAGAATCCATTCAAAAGCAGAGGGATGCATTGCGATCTAATGGGCTGGCTCTGCGCGGGGAACTCGACACAAAGATCATGGAGACGTACAACAAATATGGTCTTCATGACCAGGCAAAAGCGCATCGCCTCCAGCATTATGAAATTGCCTCTCATATCGGGAAAAATGTCGGAGAAGATGCGGCGCTTAAATATCTCCAGAGCGGACCGGATGCAGGCCTTTTCGAAGGCGCCACGGTAGCCCCTGACGGCAAGTTCAAAATTATTCAATTAAAAGATGGCTCGGTAATCAGGGCAAGCGAAAAGACTGGCAATTACGAGCTGATAAAAAGCAAGGACCCTTCCAAACAGACCGTGAAGATCGAGAAGATCATCAACGGGGATTATGAACAATCGGTAGCCCTGATTGAGGACGATTCCGGAACAAGAATGGAGCCGCTCGGGAAACCTGGCAGGCGTTGGAAAGGCGACGGTTCTGGTGGTGGTGGCGGCGTAGAAGGCCGAACCGCAAGGAAGGAAGCCTTAGCTGAGAATAAAGCATACTGGGACGATATCGCAAAGAATATGAAGGCGACGATCGAGAATATGGACGCCAGCGATGCCGACAAGAAAAAAGCACAGTCCGTTCTCAACAACCTTCCCGGCTACCGCAAATTAGATTCGGAAGCGATCCGGCTCGGCCGTGAACCGCGAAACGCAACTAACGTGCAGGATTTCCTTAATGGTGTTCCTGGAACCAGCGGTAGCAGGAAAACTACAGGTATCCGCGACCTGGGAAACGGTGGTGGACAGACACCGGCCGCTGCAAGAGACCTCGGGAAAGATTCGGGGTCGCAGGGCAAGCAAGCGAAGTCAGATCCGAAAAATGGCGAGATCAAGAAGGCACCTGACGGGAAAAGCTACCGATGGAATGCTGCCACAAAGAAATGGCAGATCCAGGATGTAACCGCAGCTCAAGACTCCAAAATAAAAAGGATGATGGGCGCAAGCACATCATTCTAATCATCTTTCACAGACCCCCACAGGAGAAAGTTTCATGGCTTGGAAAGACGTTGACTACGATCCTTTTAGAGCTAAACCGACGCAGACGAACCCAGCAGCATCCACGTCCAAACCTTCAGGAACGGGAAAGTGGAAGGATGTCGATTATGATCCCTTCACCGCTCAAGGTAAAAAATCATTTCATTTTGAAGAAGAATCTCCCAGCGCCATGGAGACAATCGGAGATTTCGCTTCAGAATTCGGCAGACAACTTGAATCTTCATTGATCCTTGCGGTGAAGGGGCAAAAGGGGATCAGCAGCGCCGATCCGGACGCCTACGATGCCTTTGTCTCAAACGCCCGGAAATCGTCCGAAGAATTCGTCCGGAAGTACAGCGGGGATAAACGCAGCTTCATGGGGCTTACCATGAAGGACGCGGCAGAAAGCATGTCTAACCTGCCCTTCTCTATTGTTTCGGGTGCGCCTGGTGCTGCCGCCGGTCTCGGAACCCTTGCGATTACGAGGAGCCCGAAGGCGGCCTTCATGGCCGGCGGTGTCGCGTCCGGTGCTGTGGCCTACCGAATTGATTCCGGCATGGTGATGCAGCAATACCTGAGCGCATTGGATGATGAAGCAAGAGACCGGTATGGTAGTGGGTTAACGAAAGAGGAAGAAGAGTATTACCGAGGAAAATTCGAAAGCGCTGCAACGAAACACGGTTTATGGGAAGCCATACCAGAAGGTATCGGCAATGTCGGGGAGATCGGCATCTTGGTAAAGCCGTTGAAGAAAATGGTGGGCAAGCACCTTGCGACAAAGGTTTTAGGGAAGCTCGGCGGGCTGTACGGTACAGAGCTGGCGACCGAAACGATTTCCCAGCAGGGGCAGCAGCCTATCGAAGTGCAAGGCGGATTAGCCGAAGGACCGGCTCGAAGCATGACAAGCCCCTCGGATTGGTGGCAATCGGCAAAAGAAGTTGCGCCACAGGTCTTTATCCTCTCTACGATTATGGGGGGTGTCGGTGGCGGTGCCAGCGTCTACAGTGGCCGGAAGAAAGCGATCGCGCTCAAGAATGCGGTTAATGAAGGACGCCTTGACGTGCTGCCCGATGATGTCCTGTCTAAAGTGGCAACCCAGGCGGAGGACCTGACCGGATCACGCCCATGGGATAAGGAACTAAAATCAGCCAGTGCTGCCCTCCAGTCCGAAGTGTTGCGCCGCTCAGAGGCCAATGGTATACAGACCGCGCAGTCTGATGACGGTATACCGGCAGAAAATGGGCCTACGTCTACGGAGAAAAGGCCATTCAAGGACCGCGGCTATAATGTCCTGACTCCTGAATATTTTGAAGACTTCAATGCAGCGTTGGAAACGGGAGCTGACAAGGAAGGCCTGCCCTTCTCCATCGAAAACGCACAGGGTCTTCTGGATGCGTACAAGAAACAACCTGGTGCGGATCCGGCGTCGGTCGGAACGCTGCAGGGGATCATCGATAATCACTCCGGAACGAAATTACTCGAGTCATTCAACCAGCGAATCGACTCCGGGTTCTATCCGACCGACAAGGCCGCTCTCCATGATCGGGACGCGATCATTAAGACATTCCCTCACCTGACGGATGAAGCAAACAAGGCCTTCATTCGCTACACCGGCAACAAGATCAACAAGCCTTTCGCGGAAATCATGGAAGAGAAACGCCAGGCGGATCTCAAGGCACAGGATGAAATGAACACCTATGAGCAGATCATCGATGAGATCGAAGAGGTCCCGCCATACGTGCCGCCGGAAGGTCAGGGAAAAACAGTTATTTTTCCTGAAACATCAGAAGAGACTACAGAAACCATTCCGGTTCCGAGTGAAGTAAATAACACGGACGAGAAGAAAACGCCGTTGTCTGAACTACAAAAACAACTTGCAGATTACGAACAGCGGAAGAAGCTCTTCGGTGGTGGTGATAAAGATCTAGGTCTCTCCGATCGCACTGAATATTATGATCAGAGAATACGGGAAATAAAAGATGAAATTGCAAAGCAGTCTCCGCAATTAACCGATGCCCCTACCCCGGTTGAAGCCGATGGCAATCAAATAGAGGCAAAGACATTCAGGGAGTATGCCGAGGCACAGGGCGTTCCCTGGGATGGGATCGCACAACACCCGGATTACCCCAGGCTCGTCGAAGAGTGGAACGCGAAGACGAAGACGCCGGCGGCACCGAAGACCGAAGCCCCTGTCCCGACTGGGGTCCATGCAAATCAATTGGAGGTAGTCGATCTGCGCTCCTTTACCTCCCGCGGAGAGGTTAAGGACCTGTTAAAGAAGAATGGGATAAAGCTATATAACCATACAGACAAAGCGACAAAAGCTCTCAATGCAATCGGATCGAGAGGCTCGGAAGAAACGTGGGAACAGTATCTATCAAAACTGCGAGCATACCAAGAGAAGGAAGAAAAGCCGGCGAAGAAAACACCGAAGTCACATTACTTCGAGCACAGCGATCAGGGCGTAACGGTCCCGCTGAAAGATATCATAAAGAGGCAAACGCCACATGCCACGTCGGTGGACAGAGCATTGCAACGCATGGCAGAGGCGAAGGCTGGCAAGCGGAAGAAGCGCGCGCCCCTGATTGTTGTTAAACGTCATGATGGGAAATATAAAATCGTCGACGGTAACGCCACGTTGCGCGCCCTTGTAACGCTGAAAGAAACAACCGCGGTTGTCGAAATAGTGCCGACACCATGGCATCCCGGGGTGTCTACCCTTGATGATCTCAAAAAACAGGCGCTTGACGCACTACCAGAGATCGAATCCATCACAGAAGGTCTCGCCAAAGATTTTGATGGAACAGCTGTCTATCGCCCGGGTGGCGGGATAAAAGAAGATGATTCGATTGAAAAGAAGGTTAAGTTTGAGACAGACGGCCGGTATGATGAAGTTATTGACACCGTTGCATCTACCGTTGAATTCAATAGCATTGAGGATCTGCAGGCAGCCTTTAACAAGATAAAAAAAGACCCTCGGGTTTACGAGGCCCGGGATCGTTTCGCCAATCCTCTTCCGGGTGGCTACCGAGATTATAATCTAAAAATCGGGCTGGGAAATGGACATGTAGGAGAACTGCAGCTACACATGGTGGTTATGCGTCAGGCGAAAGAGTCTATCGGACATCAGATTTACAAAGTAATGGGGGATTTGAAGCAACTCAAGGGGGATGAAGCAAAAGGACTTTACTCGAATATGGCGGAGATTTGCCGCGACATCTACGATTCGGCTTATCGTCTCGCTCTTGAAAGCTCTAAAGAATCGGCCAGACCTTTCGCTCTTTCTTCGGAGCAGGTCTCCGCATTGGCTAATATGTGGGAGACCCTTGCCCGGTCAGTTACCCTCTCCCTTCTGGACCCGACTAACCTATATAATTTACGAGAAGCATTGTCGAATACGAAAGGGATGCCTTCTTTATCCAGGTATTCCAAACCCGTCTCTTCTGACATAATAGGCGAACCTCCTTCCAACGCCAGTATAACAACCGATGATAAAAATGTCAATGGAATGCCGGACCTTACAGATAAGTCAACGGCAGCGCTGGTGAGCGATATCTTCAATATCATCAATGATCATATCGGCAATCGCGGTTCACTGTCCGCGAAAGAGAAGACCGTTGAAGAAAGTCTCTATCAGAAATTAAAGCCCTATCTGGCAGAGATCGCGGCCAGGGCAAAGGCAAAGGCCCTTGACGTTAAGGCGTATCTCCTGGGCGCCGTCGATTCGATGCCGGATGGCCAGGCAAAGGATATCTACGAGGCCGCTGCAGACCGGTATGTGAACGAGCCCCTTGACACTCCAAATAAAAAGGATAAATTACGACCAGAAGAGGGAGGCAATCAGGATGAACGTCAATCAGATGGCAGCACTGGCACGGGAACACTGGAAGGAAACGAACCCGGAAGTATATCAGGAAATGGTAAACGACGGGGAGCTGGTCTCGGAAAGCGAAGCAGCGGCCAAGCTGACGATGAAGGAAATGGAAACACAGATGATGATCGGGATCCCGGAAGCCTCGGCGTGGGAAGCGAGCAGGCACCTGTTCATCTTCAAGACCGCGGAGCAGATGAGAAAGAGTTATCTTCCGAAGGCGGAGAGGTAGCCGATCCCGAAAGTCAGCCGCGACCCCTAAAAAGATCAGGTATCAATCCTGGCAATTACCGGATAACGGAATCTGATGATATCGGATCCGGAACCCGCGGCGAAAAGATCGACCGTAACCTGGCCGCTATCCGCCTGGTAAAGCAGCTAGATCAAGAGCACCGATACCCCACCAAAGAAGAACAAGCAACCCTCGCAAAGTATGTCGGATGGGGCGGACTTAAGTCTGTCTTCGACAAGGCCAGCACGAAACCCCAGGATATCAACGCCAGAAAAGAGCTGGAAGCGCTCCTTACTGAGGATGAATACCTCGAAGCGTTGATGAGCATTACGAATGCCCACTATACCGCTCCCCAAGTAATTGAATCCATTTACAAGGTCATTCGTCACCTGGGCTTTACTGGTGGCAATGTGCTGGAGCCTACCTACGGCGCAGGCAACTTCATTGGTCTCATGCCGGAAGACCTGTCGGCCGGATCCCATTGGTACGGGTCCGAGCTTGATAAGATCACGGCCAAGATCGGACAATATCTCTACCCTGATTCTCAGCTTATTGAATCCGGTTTCCAGGATGCTGAATTCCCGTTCGGCAAGTTTGATCTTGCGATCGGGAACCCGCCTTTCGGCGATGAGCGCATAACCGATACAAGCAAGAATCGATCGGAAATCAATCGCTTCAAAGTCCATAATTATGTCATTTCGAAAAGTGGAATGCACCTGCGCCCGGGCGGCATTATGGGTATGGTTGTCACCAGCCGTTTTCTCGACACCACAGATGCCGAAGCGCGCAATTTCCTGGCGAAACAATTCCGGTTCCTGGGTGCGATCCGGCTGCCGAATGACGCCTTTGCAAAAAACGCCGGCACGGAAGTCACAACCGATATCGTCTTCCTTCAGCGCCTTATGCCTGACGAGGCCCCTGACTTAAACGCAGACTGGTTAGAAACTGGGGCCACGATGGAGAATTCAAGCAGGGAAATTATCACCCTGAACAGGTATTTCGCCCAGCGCCCCTATTTAATGCTGGGTGAACCATCAATGAAGGGGACCATGTACGGCGCCAAATGGCGAGAAGGCGGGAAGGGAGAATTCACGCTTAATAAACGCGACGGCCAGGCCGATACGGCAACCCTCATCGATGAGGTTATCAATTCCCACTTTGCAGATCTCAAAGGGGTTATACGAGAACGCGCAACCGACAAGGCTGACGCTGCAGCGCTGTCCTGGACCCCGAATAAAGAGGACGTCGGTATCGGCGGGTTCTACGAAGCAAAAGGAAAGATTTACCTGCGCGGGGATAACGATGAGTACGACAATCCGACATTCGAAATCCTGAGTCCAAAGACCCAATGGACGGAGAAGACAACCCTCGGGCAGAAGCGATTTGACCGGATTAAGGGCATGCTGCAGCTCCGAAAGATGGCCTATGAGTTGATCAACGCCGAACGGTTCGACCTGGAGAATATCGAGGAATTGCGCGCGGATCTGAATAAGGCATACGAGGCATTCGTAAAAGAGCATGGCTTCTTGTCTGAATCTGCAAACTTTACTTTGATGGCGGATGATGTTCGGATCGAATTCGGATTGGAAATCGGCTTTAAGAAGGAAATCACGAAAGCCAGGGCGAAAGCACTGGGGATTGAACCTAGCCCGGCCTCTGCAGAAAAAGCCTCAATTCTCAAAGAGCGTGTGTTTTATCCGGAAAAGGAAATTCTTTTTGCCAAAGATGCGGTCGACGGATACAGCATATCGCTCTCTCAGAAGGGGCGCCTCGATATCGACTATATCGCGTCGCTGACGAACAAAACACCGGGTGACGTGATTAAGGAGCTGGATCATGCAGACCTTATTTACAAGGATCCGGATACTGAAAAGTGGATACAGGAGGATGAGTACCTTTCCGGAAACGTCAAAGAGAAATATAAAAAGGTAGCAGACCTGGCCGGATACGAGAAGAACGCCGCAGCGCTGAAAAAAGTATTTCCCCGCGACCTATCGGCGGATGAAATCAAAGCAATAGCCGGCGCGCCCTGGATACCAGAAGACGTTTATCAGGCATTCGGCCAATTTATCGGGCTCCAAGGCGTAACAGCACATACCTATCGCGAGACAGGCGCTTTCCGCATGGCAGCAGACCGTCAAGTGCAGAACGAGATTAACGTACACCTGATCAATCAGGATTACGGGCTGGCGGATGTCTTCAACGCTGCAGCGAATAACCGCACCCTCATTGCCTACGATGGGACAGGCGACGATCGACGCATGAACAAGGAGCGGACCGCGGCTCTTACGACCATCGTAAAGAATATGAGGCAAGCGTTTGACGATTGGATCTTTGCAGATGCGGAGCGTACGAAGAGGCTGGCCAATGTTTATAACGAGACGCAGAACACCCACGCGGCGCGAAAATTTGATGGGGAACACCTGCGGCCGGTAGGGATGAATCCGGCGATCGAGCTGCTGAACACCCAGCGCGATGCAGCCTGGCGCATTGTGCAATCCCCTGTTGTCTTGCTGGATCATTGTGTCGGCTCCGGGAAGACCTTCACGATGATCACCGGCATCATGGAACGAGCACGTATGGGCCTGACGAAGAAAGCAATGATCGCTGTCCCTAATCACCTGGTTGGGCAGTGGGCGGCGGAATTCATGAGGCTCTACCCGGGCGCGAATATTCTGGCCGCGACGAAGAAAGACTTCGGGAAGTCGAACCGGCGACGTCTGTTCGCCCGGATCGCCACCGGCAAATTCGACGCTGTTATCGTCGGTCATTCGTCCTTCGGTTTTATCCCCGTTGAGAAAGAATCCATCCTTCAGCTAGTCCGGGAAGAGCTCCAGCAACTTGAAAGAGCGAAGGCCGCGGCCGAGGCCGCTAAAGACAAACGAATGATTCGCACTCTTGTCAAACGGATCCAGAAGAAACGTGAACGCATCAAGGAGCTTCTAAATAAACCGACGGACAATGTTACCACGTTCGAAGCGATGGGGGTTGATCATCTTGTTGTCGATGAATCGCATGAATTCAAGAATCTGGAATACTCCAGCGCCATGCAGAACATTACCGGCATGGGCACCCCTATGGGCTCAAAGAGGGCCTTCGATCTCTACACAAAGTTAAGATGGCTCTCCGGGCAAAAAGACTATGCAATCACTTTTGCCACCGGCACCCCGATCAGCAATTCCCTGGTCGAAATGTACGCAATTCTCCGATACTTGAATCGTGAAGGCCTTGTCAGCAGAAGGCTTGAAGCCTTTGACGCCTGGGCGAATTCCTACGCCAGCATCGAGGCCCGGGTTGAATATACGGCTTCTCAGCGGTTAAAGGAACGTGTCGTCATGGCCAGTTTCGGCAACCTGCCTGAATTGCTCCAGCTCTACAATCAATTCGCTGATACGATCACCATGGACGATCTGAAGCGGATCTATGCCGAGCAGGTCCGGACGAAGAACAAACGCCTTGGCACGCATGAAAGCGAAGATTTCCCTGTGCCAAAAGTAGAAAACGGTGGCCGCCAACTGGATGCTGCAGATGCGTCCCCGGAACAAATGGAGTTTGTTGACTATCTTGTGGGGCGGTCGATAAGGCTGGAAGAGATGGGGAGAAGTAACGATCCAAAAGTTGACAACGCCCTTTGGATCATGAGCGACGCCCGGAAGATGGCCCTCGATATCCGCCTTGTGGACCCCTCGGCGCCTGCATACGAAGACAGTAAGGCAAACCGGGCATGCAAGCGTATCAAAGAGATTTACGATCGGACAACCGATGTTAAAGGTACACAGCTGGTCTTCTGCGACCTATCAACCCCGGCAAAATCTGCGCGGAAAAACGCTGAATCATTCATCAAGGAAGCGCTTAAAAAGGCAGCACTGGAAAAGGATCCGGCTACCCTCGGGATCCTGCAGAGTCTCGGTTCATTCCAAGAAAAATGGGGCTATCTCCGTAATAGAATCGAAGCGGAGATCGAGTCTATTGAATCGTCTGAATTTGCCGAAACCGAGCAATACAGGGAAAGGTGTGAGACCCTGACATCTTACTTGGAATCGATAACGGATGACGTGACGGCAGATTTAACGACCGTTGATTCGGGATTCTCAGTCTACGATGAAATGAAGTCGATTCTTGTCGGCATGGGTATCCCCGAGGGCGAGATCAAATATATCCATGAAGCGAATACGGAAGCACAGAAACAAGAGCTATTTGACCTGGTGAATACCGGCCAGGTTCGGATATTGCTAGGGTCTTCTCAGAAGATGGGCGCAGGCATGAATGTGCAGGAAAGGCTGGTAGCCTTGCATCATATGGATGCACCATGGCGTCCTTCTGACGTTGAACAGCGTGAAGGCCGGATCGTTCGCCAGGGCAATAAGCTGTATATGGCGGACCGAAACGGGTTTAAGGTCGGCATTTACGCCTACTCAACCAAGAATACTTTCGACGCCGTAAGCTGGCAGATCTTGGCGCGCAAAGCATCGATGCTGGATGATTTCCGTAGCGGGATCCGGGAAGTACAAGACAGCTCGAACGATTCATCGAGCTACGCGGATTTCATGGCCGAGACAACCGGAAACCCGGCGTTTCGGGAGAAATTCCAGCTGGAAGCGCTGATCAAAGAATTAGAGGCGACGTCCCGGCGGATTGCCGTACAGCGACAATCGGCCAGCAATTCGCTTGAATTTTATAAAGAGAGCCGGCCAAAACTGGAAGAAACGATTGAAAGGCGAGAAGAACAGGCAGCAGCGATCGATCAGGTTGACAAATTCACTTATGGCGGATCTGATTATAAGGCCGACGCAAAAACGATTGTAGACGCAGAGACGGAACGCATTGATGAAATCAATAATGCGTTGGATGCTGAATTCAACAGAGCCCTGATGAAAGAGATCGAAGCCGAATGGGAGAAAACCGGCGCCGACCTATCCCCCCAGGATAAGCAAAAAATAGCCTTTGATGTAGCTGCGAAAACAAAGATCAAGAAACCCAAGCACACCCTCTTCCATGCGTCCAAGTTGGCGAAGGCAGACAAAACAGGTGCCATATCGACCGGGCTGCAGATTGTCGACAAGGTCAACGCTGCCCCTGTCGATGAGACCGTTACCTTTAAGTATGGGAATGTCGAGATCGGGATCACGAAGAAGGAATCCGTCTACTCTTCCGAGGAAAAGAAACTCTATTATTACAATGTCTCGGCCAATGGATTGCCCCTGGTGGTGATGGGAGAACGTCGATCGTCTTTCAATGAGAATGATATGTGGCTCCTTCTGTCTGTCGATTATATTAAATGGAAGATGGACGTCAAATGGAGAGACGACCGGGACGATCTTAAACGCATGACCGATTTCCAGAAACAGGCCGATATGACCCTTGAAAAGTTGAAGTTCAAGGATCAGGAAATGCTCGACAAGGCCCTTGCTCGTTATCAAGCTGTTCTGGTGGAAGTGCGGGATGCTGAGCTGGATATTGCACGGCGGCGGATCGGGACAACGAACAAACATATCGAACGAGACTCCAGGCGTTTCGGCGGCTATGACCCGTGGCATAAACTGCGACAAACCCTGGCTGCAGCAGAAGCTAAGTTAAATTTAGAGCCCAGCCTGAAAGAAGTTTCGGACACGGTATTCATGCACCTGCGTTCGGTGGCCGACAGGGGATGGGGTGTTTATGATGGTATAGTGGCGGACGCGATTGACGATTTCACCGAGCCCATGCTGGAAAGCCTCATCGATGGCGCGCGAGCTGAAGCAATCCTCTTCCTACATGGCCGCGGCGATATCGATAAGGCCAACAAACTGATTTCAGAGGCCGACCGGGGCTGGGACAACATGGAAGCCCAGGGAGAAGACCCCGATAAAGATCTGCAGAGTAGGATCAAAGAAGCGAAACGGATAATCGGGAGTGTCCTCAAAGGGCAAGTATCTTTGTTCAATGACGCCCTTTATTCGGCAAGGGAAACTCCCGGTGGTGGCGTCTCCGAATCAGATTTGCAAGAACTTTTTCCCGGACAGAAAGTTGAAAAGGTCGGCAGTTTGTACGTTGTGACGACCCGGGGTGGCGGCTTCTTTCTTGTCGAGAATGTCGAGCGCATCGAGCGCGACAAGGGCAAAGCCATGATCGGCTACGGCCGGAAGATGAAAGAGAGTGAGGTCATTGCCGGATCCTATCTGAAAGGCGAGATCAAAATAGCCAAGGAGGGAGACCGGTGGACCTTGGCACATGAATCCGTTCATTATCTGGAAGATGCGGGCCTCTTAAATTCTTCGGAAATTGCAACGCTGCGGGGGCATATAAAACGCCTGGTTGCGGATAAGAAATTCAGGACGAACAACAAGAACGATATCGGCGGCGCAGAGGACCGGGCGGATTTCATCGCGAATGCGATCCACACCAGACCGCGGATCGTTGGCTTGGCCGGTCGCGTTATCGATCGAATTCTGAAATTCGTGGACGCCCTGGGAGCCATGGTCGGAAAGAGAACGGTCGGATCAATCGTCAGAGAAATCAAATCCGGGGAGATCTACAATAAGCCAGCGACGAGAAAGCTGGGTGCTCCTATACAGGCGGCCATGACAAAGACGGCGGCCTTCAAGACGTGGTTCGGAAAATCTAAAGTGGTTGATGAGAACGGAGATCCTCTTGTTGTGTACCATACCGGGGCTTTTGATGACAGTCAGATATTAAGCTCAACCGATGTTCAGCGGGGAAAGGGGAATATTGACTTTACCGGGAATCGATTTAATAACGGCATTTACTTTACTGCCAATCCTGAATATTCCAGCGAGTACGGGAAGGACGTAATGACCGGCGAAGGCATCCACGGCGCCACAACCTACCCGGTTTATCTGAGCATTCAGAATCCGCTTGTAATAACGAGCGAAGAGGATCTTTCGAAGATCGATGTAGACGGCTTCGCTCAGGATTATTCCTCCATGTTTATAAGCCGCAACAATCTCGTGGAGTTAAAAAGCAAAGGCTATGACGGTATCATTAATAAGCTCATGGATGAGATTGTCGTCTTTGATCCTACTCAGATCAAGTCGGCCACGGCCAATGTTGGGACCTATGACCGGTACGATCCTGATATACGTTACAGCGTAGAAAAAATTCTGGATATCAAGGACGTCTATAAGAAAGCTTCCTTCCAGAAAGAACCTGGTCCTGATCTGTCCCCGTCTACGCTCCGGTCCCTGATCAAGGACGAAACGGACGCGATCCTGCAGACGGCCCTTTCTAAGCTCCCCAAGAACGTCGCCCACATGTCCATGCTGGAGAAATTTTTCAAGTCTCCCGAGTATTATTCTCATCCGGTCCTAGGGCGAATCGTCAGGCTCTTCATGCGGGACCGGAACGAGATCTACCACGAATATATGAACTATCTGATGTCCCTGGATGATCCGTCAGCGACGGAAGAAACGCTTTCGGAAATAACGACGCAGCTCAAGAACAAGGGCCTTTCCATGGCGGAGATCCTTCGCGGAAAAACGTCACAGGATTACAAGGATCTGCAGCGAATTATTGATGAAGGTGATACGTCCTGGGTCCGGGATCCGGATCAGTCTCTTGAAGAGCAGCTTGCAGAATTCGAGCAATCTATTCGCGGCTGGGCCTCTCCGGATGCAATCCGTGTCTGGAAGTATCACCGGGAGTCTTATGATCGAGCCCTGGAGTTGATGACCGAGCAGATGCGGCAGATGATCGAACAGGTCGAAGAAAATGCGGCATTCCTGAATCAATCTCCTGATTACCGGGAAATGTACGAGACGTTGAAAGGTGCCATGGCCTCCATGGAGACGTGGAAAGGCTTCTATGCGCCGCGTATCCGGCAGGGGAACTGGGTTGTTTATGCGACACGTGGGAAGGGTGATGATCGTGAAGCGTACCGGGAACACCGTTTTTCCGAATGGTCCGCGAATCGTCTGGCAATCAAGTTAAAGAATGAGGGTTGGGACGTCCGTCCGGTTTCCGAAATTCAGCGTTTACCGGAAGATGTTTATCAGGACCTGAAAACGGCTACCGTAGCCAAGGCCCTCGAAACAGCGATCGGCAACCTTGCACGGCGCAGCCTCACCGAGGGTAATGTTGTAACGAATGCTTTCCGGTTGAACGAAGAGCTGCTTCAGGAAGTCGCGGACATGATCAGGGCCAGGGGCTACCGTGCTTCAATGATACACCGCAAGCCTGGCTCCAATGTGGTCCGTGGGTACATCGAGGACCCGATGGAAAGAAACCTTACCTACCTCAATAATATTGCGCGCGGCATGGCAAAATCCAAAGTGGCTCAGCAAGCGATAAAGGAATTGATGGGCTTTGAAACCGATGGCCGACGCTTCGGTGGAATTTCTCCCGATCGTGAGCCGAAGGTATACAGCGCGGCGAAGGATTATATTGAAGAGCAGCTCCGCAATCTTGACGCAACTGACCGGATAATCGGCTGGGCAAAATCTGTTGCAACCTTTAAGTTTCTCGGATTTTCGGTGCGGTCGGCTGTTGTGAATATGACGGCGCTTTTAACGACGGCGCCGGCTTCGATCCATGCCTATGTAGGTGCCGGCAAAGTAGGCATGTTACGCATCCAGAAGGAACTGATTAAAGCCAGCGCAGATTATGGCGCTTTTATGGCTAACAAAGTTCCTCGCGATCCGGACGAGGCACGATTCCTTGCGGAAGCGAAACGCCTCGGATGGGACGATCCGCAATATACCCGCGATGCGATGGGCGGTATTATGAAGCTGCATAATCGTCTATGGTCGACCATGATGGACGGGGCTATGTACCTCTTTGGCAAGACGGAAGAGTGGAACCGTGGAACGACGATGCTGGCCGCATATCGGATAGCGAGAAAGCAGGGCAAAAATTACAATGATGCGGCGGATCTGGCGAAAACTGCATCGGATAAAGCCCATGGCGTTTACGGTCGCGCCACCCTTCCGGCCGTGGCCTGGGGACGGAACCCGGCCGCGAAGATCGCTCAAATGCTCTATGTTTACACAAAATTTTCACATAACTATCTGCAGATGCTTTATGAGGCAGGGATAAAGAAGAAGAACGCGACAGCTGCTTTATACGCCCTACTCTCTCCCGTCGTCATTTCCGGCGTGGCTGCATTTCCGCTCAAAGATATTACAATCATGCCGCTCATTGGCATGCTGCTGGGAATTTTCGGAAATGGCGAGGACCCGGAGAAATGGATATGGGATTGGACGCGGGAACACCTTGGAGAAAGAGCCGAAGTCTCCGGACGATACGGCCTGGCCGGCGCGATCGGTGGCGATATATCCGGATCCCTTTCGATCGGAGTGGGAATCCCAAAAGATGTATACGAATGGACCGGTGCGATCGGTGGCGTGGCAAAAGAAGTTATGACCGCCGCGAAAGAGATCGGACAGGGACGCTATGCTCGGGCAACGGAGCATTTACTTCCTTCCGGGGCTGCAAATATCGCCCGGGCGATCCGGGAACGCAGCGAAGGCGTCACGACGGAACGTGGTAACCGGGTGTGGGATGAGAGAGGAAAGCCCCTGTCACCGACGGCAGGAGAAACAGCCCTTCGTGTCCTGGGGCTCCGATCTTCGCGTCAAGCTGCTCTTTCTTCTCGGTTGTACGAGGCAAAAGCACAGGCAGCAAAAATCAACGAGAAGAAGAAAGACATTTATGAGCGGTACCGGGCCTATCTGGCCAGTACGGACAAGGACCCCAAGACATTCCGGGCGATTAGGCTGGACGTCCGGGAATTCAATAAAAAAGTCAGCGACCTTAAATTAAAGGGTGAAGTGTCTCCGATCACTTATGAATCGATGCGGCGGCAACTTAAAGGAATGAAGATTGCGACAAAGAAAGAGAGGACCATGCTGCAATAGATTTTTGAGGCCAACGGGGGCCATATTGGACCCCCGTTAAAACTCGGAATTTGGCTGGGGGAGAGGGATTCGAACCCCCATTCACGGAGTCAGAGTCCGTTGTCCTACCCTTGAACGATCCCCCAATGATTGGATAAATGAAAAAATAGTTCACTTAAATATTTCACCGGAACGG